AGCGGTGCAACAGGGGCTGTGGGCTCAACCGGAGCTAGTTCCACAGGGACTACGGGAGCGACGGGGCCGGCCGGGGCTACGGGAGCTGTGCCACCAAATGTTCTTTTGGATTCAGACATTCCACCCTACTTGGAAGATTTGCATGGAGTTACTGGCCCAGGAGCCGATGGTGACGATATGTTCTTCGTGTTCTCTGCTATCGATCCTGGGTACTACCAAGAGAAGAGGTCAGCACTGGTGATAAGTGGGCCAACGGGTCCTACAGGACCGGTGGGGGCCACTGGTGCTGGAACTACTGGCCCGACAGGAGCCATAGGTTCAACCGGGGCAACAGGACCAGCCGGTGCAACTGGAGCTGTACCTGCGAATGTTGTACTTGATTCTGATTTACCACCGTTCTTGGAAGATTTGCACGGGGCAACAGGACCAGGAGCAGATCCTGATGATTTGTTCATGGTGTTCTCTGATATCGATCCAGGATATTACCAGGAGAAGAGGTCAGCCCTTGGGGCTGGTGCAACCGGAGCGCTAGGTCCAACTGGGGCTACAGGTCCGACTGGGCCGGTGGGTGCAACAGGCCCAGGGGTGGGCACCACGGGCGCAACAGGACCACTTGGAGCCACAGGTGCAACTGGGCCAGGGGGAGAAGGATCCTTCGGCGCTACAGGCCCAACTGGCGCTACCGGTCCAGCAGGGACTGTGGGATCAACCGGGGCAACCGGTGCTCTTTCACCTGGTAGCGTATTTACTCCATATGAGCCTACTGTTCCACATTTGGATACCGCGGTAAATGGAGGAACAGGTGGAGACGCCTTTACAGGTCTCATCAATGGAGCCCCGTCTGCAACATCAGTGGTTTATGATACGAATTCTGGTGTATTTCCGATAGGCACTGGATCAGGTAGGATTCTGCTTTACAACAGAACCAGGTCCACATTCCGGGTAGTTACGGCACACAACGTAGGGAGCAAAACATTTACAACAGTCTCCACTGCTGACGCTTGGGCAAACAATGACGTTATCGATACTTATGCAGATAACATGGGTGCCTCCCAGGATGGATATTATTCCATGATAGATTTGTCAGATGTAGTACCATCTGCAGCAGTTGCAGTACTTCTTGGAATAACCTTGGCAGCATCGGTAGCTGATGTTGGATTCGAACTGCACTTACATCCGGATGTCACGTATGGACTTTACAAAGAGATTTACCTGAGAGGGCTTACGTTATCTCCATATTCGTTCTACCAGGAGGCCATAGTGAAAAACTACAACAGAAGAGTTTGCATGAACATCTTGGCAGATCCAACCCAGGACGGCCAATATAGAATAACAGTAAAAGGATGGTGGACATGACATTAATTGCAACAGTTCCGTTTGCATCAGTAGTTGAAGCTGATGTATATTTTGACCCGTTGAATCATATGTACGCCGATGAGTGGTGGGCTGCTGCTACCGGATCGTGTGCGAAGATAAGGACAACTGGTACGTCACCTGCAAGCAATTTAGAAATAAGTGTATTGACTGCTGGCGTACTTGGAAACTTATATCACATGAGCATTGCAGTTAATGATGTTTTTGGACCAGCGGTAATCGTTGGATATGATGCATATGGACCACTGCTATCTATTCTAATTACATCCGCTGGCCAGACAGCGGCAGACATATTGGCATTACTGAATGCTGAATCTGATTTCACTGATGTCATGATAGCCTCATTAGTTTCAGCACCAGGTGCATCAAACATGTCAGCCATGGCGACAACTTACTTCTCTGGTGGTATCGATCCGAACCCGGATAGGCTTGGGGAGAAGGCACCAGCTTTGGCTTTCGCTACCAGGAAGATTAACAACCTACCATTTGCTGGTGAGAAGGCCGTCCTGGCCCAGGCCAATGCATTCCCTAGGAAGTACCTGAGAGCTGATGCCTACGTTGGGTTGATGCCAACTGCTGATGCTTATTACACACAGACTGAAGTTCCGGATGATGTGAAGATGGCCTGCTGTGAGGAAGCTCTGGCGATCATGAAGTATGGGAACACAAATCGCTTCAAACTGCAAACAGAAAACGTAAAGAGCTTTGCATTTGGAAGTCAGGGACTTAGGGAAACATACACTGGTAGAACGAAAGAAGGCAACATTATCTCTGGTGAAGCAATGAACTTGCTCAGGAAATACATGAGACGCAACTACCTGATGGTGGCCTAATGACGGAAAGTCTAGTTGACCACTACATGAAACAGGATGCAATCATCCAGGATCATATAGCAGGGGCACAAAAATCAACATGCGTTAAGGTTAGGTGGGACGATGTAACGATAGAGGCTGTGGACATATCCGATACCTATGTGCTATGTACTGGTCGTGTAATCACGAAAGAATCTGTGGAAGCAACACTACCAAATGGGTATGGTTATGAAAGGTTCTATCTGATATGGAAAGGACAGTTCTTTAGAATAGTTCAGGCACGCATACTTCCAGATATCGAAGGTACTGGTGTTTATACCGAATTATTGGTAGCCCCAGTTTCTGGTGCTATTGCCGGAACTTACTAATCCTTTTTTTGACCAGCAGCATTATATAGCTTAAGCTACTACTATAGCTTATGGCAAAGAAGATTGTGAAGCCGAAGCATACTGGAACACAGAGCAGAAACTACATTGTGGGCATCAGCGTGAGCAAAGCAGAGCGTGCAATCATAAGATGGCTGGCCAAGCAACAAAAGCTGAACGTGTCTCAGTACCTACGCAGCAAGGTGAGTGTGGATGGAACCGCAGATGGACAAATCGTATTGCCGGAGTAAACATGAACGTCCCTGATTATCTAATGGACCGAAAGATCTGGTTGCTATGGAAATATGTGCTGAAAGATGGCAAGCCAACCAAGGAACCCTTCCAGCCAAATGGAAAACACGCAAGATCGAATGACCCAACTACATGGTCAACCTATCAGGAAGCAGTAGCAAATAAGCAAGGCTATGATGGACTTGGATTCTTCTTTGATGGGACTATTACTGGTATCGATCTGGACCACTGCATTGATGATGAGAACGTGATCAATGAACAGGCCAGGATCATATTGGAGATGTGCGAGTCCTATGCAGAAATCAGTCCCAGTGGTAATGGTATCCACATTCTTATGGGGAACGTGATAAAGAACCAGGCACATAGCAAGAGCAAAGACAAGACGGTTGAATTCTATGCAGCCAAGATGAAAGACGGGAAACTAGAAGGCGGCCGATTTTTCACATTCACTGGAAATGAACTCCGTGGATACTCGGCTGGTGAAATCAATTGCAATAACCTTATCGGACTACTTACAGTATATACTGATTATGTTGCGCCACCCGATGAGGAAATGGTTACTTCCACAGTCTCTCCGGTTGCCCCGAGCGTTGACGCCCAGGTCCAGCATTGTAGTGTGGATGTTGTGGTCGCTAGGATGAAGAAATCCAAGAACTGGCCAGAGATCAAGGCGTTGATTGAAGGAGATACGTCTGCTCATCACGGGGATGATAGTGCTGCTGATCTCGCTTTGTGTAATCATTTGGCATTCTTCGCGCAGAAGGATGAGATCGTCATGGACGCAGCGTTCAGGAAGAGCGCTTTGTACAGGGCCAAGTGGGATGAGAAGCATGGAGCCAAGACCTACGGGGAGCTGACCATTGAGAGGGCGTGTCGGGATACGAAGAAGGTCTACAGTGGTGATCCGAAATTCTTTAATGATGATATCGGAAACTCAGATAGGTTCGTCGAGAAATACCGAAGTGAGTTGAAGTACTGTGAGCAGCAAGCCACTTGGTATCTCTGGAATGGAAACTACTGGGAACAAGATTTGATGCTAGTGGTTTTGGAGTTGGCCAAATCGGTAAGTAAAGATATGCGGGTTGATGAAAAGAAATTGAAGGAGACCATTGCAAACACACCGGCCGATAATAAGACTGCGAGGGATCAGTTGAAGGCACACCTAAAGATAATGCAGCAGCTAATAAAATATGCGGCATCAGCAAGCGGGATGAATAACCTGTTGAAGATATCCAAAGCAAATCCAGTGTTCAGGATTAGCGTATCTGATCTCGATACACAGATGATGAAACTGAATGTGGTTGACCAGACTTTAGATTTCAGTAGCGGTAGTATGGTTTACTATAAACCGCTACGATCTGACGGGTTGACCAAGTGCTGTGGATGTACCTTTAATCCACAGGCGGAGGCCCCACTGTGGACGAAGTTCGTGAGTGAGATCTTCGGGGGTGATGTGGAACTGGCCCAGTACGTGCAGAAGGCCGTGGGTTATTCGCTAACAGGAAGAGTGAATGAGAAATGCTTTTTCTTCTTGTATGGTGCTGATGGTGATAATGGCAAGACGGTGTTCCTGAATGTGATTAGGAAGATGTTCGGGAACTATGGGCAGCAGGCAAGCATTAAGACTTTCTTGAAGAGGAAGACTGATAGTGATATTCGGGATGACCTGGTAAACTTGAAGGGAGCTAGGTTTGTGACGGCAGTCGAGCCGGATGAGAGCGCACGGTTTGATATGGAGGTCATGAAGCCATTGACTGGTAATGATCCCATTAGATGTAGGACGCTGCATCAGAGACAGATAGAGTATTTGCCCGAGGCAAAGCTGTGGATTGCTGGGAACAATAGGCCATTGATCACGGAAACTAATTCTGCAGCATGGGATAGAGTTAGAGTGATACCGTTCCTGGTATCGTTTAGGGGTAGGAAAGATAGGGGCTTGGAAGATAAACTCACGTTGGAGTTAAGCGGGATACTGAACTGGGCACTGGAAGGTTACAAGTTGTATGTTCGCGATGGGCTGGCAGTGCCAAAGTGTATGGAAGAATCGACAGATGATTACAAAAAGGAGTGCAATTCATTCCTGGCATTTGTTGACCTGTATTGCAATTTGGGTCACGGAAAACGAGTTAGTTCCACAGTCTTCTTCACAGCGTACACGGAATACTGCGCACAGGAAGGCTTGTATGCAATTAACATGAGAAAGGTTAAGCAGTCTTTCAAGACGATGGGTATTGAAAGTGTTAAAGGTAGAGATAGAAATGAGTATGTTGGTATTGAATTGAAACCAATTGAAGAAGAAGAGATATTTATGATCAACAATCCGAGAATCAAATTGCTGGATGAGTGGGATGCAGAAGTTACCAGACAGTAAGGTGATCCATCGGAGGCCGCGGAGGGCAGTTACTCCCACCGAGGAAGCCGAGATCATGGCAAGGCTGAAAGAGGGCATTAAGTTCTCTGAGGTTGGAAAGCTGATGGATCGAGATGTGACTGTGATAAAGAGGGTAGCACAGCATCACGCCAAGGAACTTGAGACGGCCATGGCTAAGAAGCTGGGTGACAAGTTCATTGAGGCTGAGCACAATGCGTTTAGCAAGTACTTGGAATCCGATAGCAGGAAGCAGATTTTGTGTGAAGCCATGGACAAGATTCATACTATGATGCTGGTGCCGGTAGTTGCTGCTAGGGATATGAGAGAATTGATGGTGAGCTTGGGTATTGTGATTGACAAGTTCGCGATTGAGAACGGTAAGACAGATGACGCAGCAGTGAAAGCATTGCAGGCAATATTCAGTAAGATGGAACAGAATGTAGAGGTTAATGTTTATGCAGCTCCAAGTGCCAACGGGAAAGCAAGCGAGATTCATAATGGCGAAACCAGCGAGGATGAACATTTTGTACGGGAGCTGGAGGTCGAGCAAAACGGTGGGGGTGAACCTGAAGTGGCTTAAAGATATTATTTCGTTGCCGCCTGGGAATATGATTATGGTGGGCAACACGGTGAACTCGCTGATACGGAATGTGATCGATCCGATTACTAGTATAATTGGAAAGAGGAATGTGGAGGTAAGGCTGCAGAAGCAGGAGTGCTCTATTTTTGGTAGGAACATTTGGATTCAGGGCGCGGATAAAGAGGATGCGTATAAGAGGATTGAAGGCGAGTCCCTGCTTAGGGCTTATGTGGATGAATGGAGCAGGGTGCCGAAGAATTTTACTAAGACGCTGATGAGCAGGTTGAGCGATCCGGGGGCCTGTGCTTATGGGACATTGAATCCGGATACGCCGGCGCATTATTTGTATAGGGATTATATTTTGAGGGCGAGGGAGCTGGGTATTGCAGTGTGGAAGTTCACGCTGAAGGATAACCCGTATCTTGATCCCGAATATGTGAAAGCAATTATTGCTGAGAATCCACCTGGGACTGTGTTTTATGATCGGAATATATTGGGGAACTGGGTGGCGGCGAGTGGGCTGGTGTATGCTAATTTTGATAGGAGATTGCATGTCGTCCACAGTCCTCCGGTGGGGCTGGCACCGAAGGAGCTGAGGGTGGGCATTGATTATGGCACGCATAATCCTACGGCGTTTGTGAGTTTGGAGAAGTACTTGGTGCCGGGACGGGCAAGGCCTACCTGGTATGCGACGGGGGAGTACTACTGGGATAGCCAGGTCATGTTGAAGCAGAAGACTGACGCGGAGTACAGTGTGGACTTGGCCGAGTACTTGGCGGGGCGGTGGAAGGCCCCTGACAGACTCAAGGTGCCAGGATCGAGGTATGATGGGGGTGATTGTGTTGGCCGGGTGGTGGGTGGCAGGATGAGACTGTCAGATACTCAGGTGGGCAAAGCGGATGTCCGTAAATATCCTAGCACGATTGAGGTGGACCCGAGCGCGAGCAGCTACATACTTCAGCTCAACCGGGATGGGATGAGGAAGGCCAGGGCCGCGGATAATGATGTGCTGAATGGGATAAGGAAGGTGGCCACGATGGTTAGTGCTGGGGAGCTGGTCATCACGGAGAATTGTCCTTGGTTGATACAGAGCATGGAGAATTATAGCTGGGACCCGAAGGCGCTGAACGATGAGGTCGTGAAAGAGGGGGATCACCCGGTCGATGCGTTGCGGTATGTGGTGAACTCGTTGTGAGTGTGTGGATGAATTGGGGGTATTGGAACAAATCGTAGGTAATTCCTATATAAGAATATTTTAAAATATTTTTACTTTACAACTTACTTAAAAGTGGTTCCAAATATTCCAATTCCTCCATGCATTGCGATTTTCTATTTTTAGATCAGAGATAAATCCACATAAATATGAAAAACTATTGATATTATGATAGAGTATAGGAATGGTTTGCCCCTAAAGGGGCATCCTACCTACGTCACGTAGAATCTTTGGTCCCGTCGAACTCGTCCCGCAGCAAGGGCAGATTGTGGAGGTGGCCCGTTCCCATGCACATAGACTATAGGAACGATAGCCAGCGCCACAATCGCAATGCCCAGACCTATATTGTACAGACTTGTACATTCCGCGTCGCTGCATACCGTTTAAGTCCAACGTACGAATCCGTACATCCACCCAGCTTGTCTTAAGTCAACCTGGCTTGTGTAGTGGACATATTCGTACATTCATATGAATGCACAATCCAGTACTTTGATGATCACATCTGTACATTCTGCGGCAGTGCATAGCGTTCGTGTGCTGCGGCCCGGCAGGGGGCGTCTTGGGGGATCCGCAGATCCCAGTCGTCGCCCGACCTTCTCCTCGGGAGGGCGCGTGGGCATAGGTTAATTAATACGCACGACTTAAGGAAGAAGGCCATATCCTTGAACCGGCATGGGAGGATCGTGATCACTTCTCCTCCCTGTCTTGTCCTACCCCCTGGCTGACCTGCTCGAAAATCCCTAGTCTACTTAATGATCACATGTGGACATAAGGGCCCGGCCCAACTTGACCCACCCCCATTGCTTATCCGCACCCCTGGCCTCGGATCTACTTAATGGCCTGGCCATTGAAGATGCGACTCTGATGAGCAGATGTGTACAACCGGATTGGTTAACCGGATACAGTGGACTAGATTAAGAATCTAAAGCAAGAAATAAAAAAATAAAAAGACGGACGAAACGGTGTGCCGCTAGGCACGCCAACGCAGCAACCGACCTAATTTATTAGGTAGTATATACATAACCCTTTATCTACATGATCATCATCATCAACAACCTCAACTTATCTATTATTATTTACTCCTCTCTCCTCCCTTGTAAATTTTTTTGGGGTTCATTCAGACCCATCAAACATCTTTAACAAGTCCCCATCCCCATAATACCCGAGCCTTCCCGCTGCGCCGTAGTAAGGCATAAATCCTCACACCTCATTTTCTCCATATGCTATCCGATCAATCGTTTCTCCTCCCAGGGCACATCTTCCCCCCACCCTCTGAGGATGCCCGCCTGGCCTCCTACATAACCGCAGACGCCCTCTACCTCGGCCACCACCACCTCGTCTGGCCCGACCTCTGGGATGTCCAAGACCTCCAATCTCTCGACGACACCCTCTCAACCTTCTTCAAAAAAGCATACGGCCAGCGCAAGCTCGAATTCAATTGGTTCCAAATCGTCTGCAACGTCTTCTCCGACTTCCTCGTAGGCGAACCTCCCCGCCTCCTTGGCCGCACCCCCGTCGAACAATCTCACCTCGACCGCATTCGTGACCACAGCAACCTCAATATAACCCTCTACAAGGCCTGTACCAACCTCATCAAATACAATCACGCCATCCTCAAGGCCCGCTTCGTAGGCTCCCCCTCTCTCGACCCAGGCAGCCAAATCGACAACATCAAACCTTCCATCTGGTTCCCCATCACCGACCCCGATGACGAAACCAAATACACCTCCCACGTCCTGGCCTGGACCTTCACCGCCCAAATCGGCAACAGCACCGCCAAACTCCTCAAAGTCGAGATCCACGAACCGGGCCACGTCTACCACAAGCTCCTGTGGATGAACGGCAACACCATCGATCACGAGGTTCCCCTAACAACAATCCCCCGCTTTGCCACCCTCTCACCAGCCACAGCCACCGGCGTCCCTTACCCCCTAGTCTTCGCCATAACCAACATCACCGAAGACTTCACCAACATGATGAACCCAGTCAAGGAACTCGAAACCCGCATCATCAAAGTCGCCTCGATCCTTGACATCCACAGCCGCCCCATCATGGCCGGCCCAGACAACGCCCTCTCCACTGATATGGAAACCGGCGTCGAAACTCTAAAACTAAATGGCCGTTACTTTCCTATCCGTGATCCACTCAACCGTCCAACCTACATCGAATGGGATGGCAAACTGACCAGCTCCTTTGCCGAGATGGATCGCATCACAGACATGCTCTACAAGCTCGTGGACCTCAACCCAGCCGCCCTGGGCGACTACTCTCACATGGGCGGTTCAGTCCCTCTCTCCGGCTCGGCGTGGAAGCGTCTCCTGATCCGCACCATCTCCAAGACCAACCGCATACGAAACCTCTTCGACAACCCACTCCGTCAAGCCATCCGGGCCTGCAGCATCCTCGACGTTAACGGCCATGCAGCAGAGAGTGTGGAACTAGCCCTTCGTGACGTTGGCTGGCAGGACGGCCTCCCCCGAGACATGATGGAAGACACAGCAGTAGAACAGTCCCGTAAGAACTCAGGGCTCACCTCAAAACTTTCATCCATCATGCGTCTTGATAATTGCACCGAAGAGCAAGCTCAAACCGAGATTGCCCGCATGTCTGTCGAGATCCCAGATGCTCCGAGAGAACAATCCCCATTCGAAGCTCGTCTTCGTAACGATGGAACTCAACCCCGTGCTGATTTAACTCCAAAGGTGGAATGATGGAAACAGACATAATAACTCAAATAGTCACATCCCAAGCACCATGGATGGTCATGTGCATCGTGCTAATTGGCTACATCATCAAGACTCAGAATGAGCAACTCAAATCGTTAGTAGTTGCCGTCTCCAACGTAGCACTAGCACTCACAACCCACGATTCTCAGGCTAAGAATATTCAAGAAGATGTGTTGTACATAAGAGAACATTGTGAGGCCTGCAATCCTAAGAAGTAATAAATACTCAGACCGCATTTAAATCCACAGGTTTACGACTACCGTTAAAAAGTTGGAGTTTAAACAATGCCAGATGATGATAAGAAATTTACGCAAGCTGATGTAGATAAGTTTGTGCAAGAGAGACTGGCCCGTGACAGGGAAACTCGTGGCGACCCCGCCGCACTTCTCCTGACCGTCCAGAACCTCCAGAACGAACTTGCCGCATCAAAACAGTTAGCACTGACGCTACAAGGTAAAGTGGCTACTACAGATCGCTCGGCACTCCTCACCAGAGTTGGTGTGGACTTAAAAGTTCCACAGGCCTTAATGGGTTTCATACAGGGTGATACCGACGAGGCCATGAGAGCAAGTGCTGCGGCTTTAATAGCTGGCATTGGCCCTGGTCAAAGCATCGGTGGAAGTACCAATCCTCCTGCTGGTAATGTTCCTCCAAAAATCTATACAAGTGAGGAACTAAAAACAATGACGCCTGAAGCAATCAACGCAGATTGGGTAAATGTGAGTGCACAACTCAAAGCAGGTCAAGTGAAATGAGGTTAACTTATGGCCGTTGAAGGCTTTATAGGCACAATATGGAGCGCTCGACTGCTTGCCAATATGCAGAAGTCGCTCATCTTTGGACAGCCAAATGTGATCAACCGTGACTACGAAGGTGACATAGCAGGAAAAGGAAGCACAGTAAAGATTACTTCAATAGGTGATATCACCATCGGTGACTACACCAAGGACTCCGACATAGCTGATCCCGAAGCTCTCAGCGATGCTCAGACAAGCTTGAACATTACCCAGGCCAAGTACTTCAACTTCGCTGTGGATGATGTCAGCAAGGCTCAGATGACTCCGTCTCTCATGAACGGTGCCATGCAACAGTCTGCCTACAACCTGGCAAATGTAGCTGACCAGTTCATTGGAACTACAATGGTGGCCGGTGTTTCTGCTGCTAACATTATCGGCACAACGGCTGCAGCTAAGGTCCCAACACTTGTGGAAGATGACGGCACTCATGCCTATGATTATCTCCTACAGATGGGAACTGCTCTGTCTGTGGCCAACGTTCCCAAGGAAGGCCGCTGGGTAATTGTACCGCCATGGTTCACTGAGCGCCTGGCTCAGGATAAGCGCTTCTCGAATGCAAGTGCTTCCGGGTCCACAGATGCCTTGCTGAACGGTCTCGTAAAGAGAGCTGCAGGTTTCGATGTTCTGGAATCTAACAACGTTCCGACTGCTGCCGGAACTGGTGGAGATGCTGGCAAAACAAACTCCTATGTCCTGGCCGGAATTCCCCCCGCGACTACGTTCGCAGATTCCACAAACAAGGTTGAGGCCTACAGACCCGAGAAGAGGTTTGCAGATGCCGTGAAGGGCCTGCACGTCTATGGTGCAAAGGTCGTAAAGACAGATGCAATGGCTCTTCTGATATGCAGGAAGGTGAGCTAAATGGCTAGAACTGTACTGACGGCTGTAACCCTTGCACCAGATACGGTAGTGGTTGCCACTGATGGAGTAGCCCTTGTCATAGCTGATGACATGGAAGTACCCGTAGCAATAACCTCTCTCATGGACAGAATGAACCTGTTCATCCGAGCTGAATTGTCTGCGGCTACTGCTGCCGATACTATGACCATCAAGGCTGGTGACGGTCTGCGGAGTGGTCTTGGCGATCTGGTCTACACCTGTGGAGGTGGCGCAGTTAAAATTCTCTTTGGCCCTCTTGAATCCGAGAGGTTCAAAATAAAGAATGCTTCTGTTGCAAACGATAGGGGTAAGATGCACATTGACTTCGCCGGCGCAACTATTGCCGGAAAGATCTTTGCCTACCTGATCCCGAAGTAGCGGGGGCTCTATGCCCCATCATTTTTTAGCGAGGTAGCATATGCAAAAAACCGAAAGCATAATGCTAAGAAACCTTATCATTGGTCCTCTTGTCCTGGCAGAACTCAATGGCCGTCTTGAACCTACATTTGACGAAGCTGTGTCGAGAATAACAAGAGCTGGTTTTTTCCAGGAAGATTCTCCAATCAGACCAATTTACGGAATCTTGGCAGATAGACCCGTCTTACCAGATGACGATCTGTTTTACATCTCCACTGATGTCGAACAGATTGATTACTTCTCACCTGGGATGGGTTGGGTAAAGCTAGTTCCGATATCAGAACCTTACGGCGTGCGGTCCATCTCGGGAGTCCCTGTGGAACTAACCGCGTTGACAGAAGGCAAAGCGCTTGGAATTGATGGTGGCATATTCAAACTTATTTCCACAGGTGGTGCTACTGGACCGACAGGTCCACAGGGCACTCCTGGTGGAGCGACAGGTCCAACCGGACCCATAGGAATCGGTACCACTGGTCCAACTGGTCCTCGTGGAATTCAAGGAAGTACAGGTCCAGCAGGCGCTCAAGGTGCTGAAGGCATTGAAGGCGGTGCTGGCGTGGATGGAGCAACCGGTGCAACTGGTGCTGGATCTACCGGCCCTACAGGAGCTGAAGGTCCCACCGGAGCTACAGGCCCCGCTGGTGCAGGCACCACAGGAGCGACAGGTCCAACAGGAGAGACAGGCGCAACTGGTTTCACAGGTCCCACCGGACCCGCTGGTGCTGGAGAGACAGGAGCAAGTGGACCCGCTGGATCAACTGGACCCACTGGTCCGGAAGGAACTGGCACAACTGGAGCCACAGGCCCTACGGGACCTGCTGGAGTTGATGGCTTTACAGGCCCAACTGGACCTTCTGGTGTTGGAGAAACAGGACCAACCGGTCCCGCTGGAAGTGATGGCGCCACTGGCCCAACTGGCCCAGCCGGCGTAGGAACCACTGGGCCGACAGGACCGGCAGCATCCACAGGCCCTACGGGAGCGACAGGAGCGACAGGACTTACCGGCCCCCAGGGCGAGACTGGACCAACTGGACTTACTGGATCTCAGGGTGAGACTGGTGCGACTGGCCTCACAGGGCCAACTGGTCCAAAGGGAGACACAGGGGAGACTGGCAGCCAAGGTTTCACAGGAGCTACAGGCCCATCTTTAGCGGGCGCTACGGGCCCCACAGGACCTGTGGGATTAACCGGTGAAACTGGCCCGGCTGGCGCAGGTGAGACCGGGGCGACAGGACCAGCGGGCATAGGAACCACAGGTGCCACTGGCCCAACTGGCCCAGCCGGGGCCGGAGAAACTGGTCCAACTGGCCCAGCAGGTGTAGACGGTGCCACAGGACCTACCGGGCCTGCCGGAGCTGGGGCAACAGGTGCAACAGGGCCGGCTGGGTCAACAGGACCAACGGGCTTAACCGGACCGACAGGGCCAGCCGGAGCGACAGGTGCTGGAAGTGGTTTCTGGACTTTAATGCCAGGATCTCCAACTAGGGTAGGTGATACATCTTTCACCATCACTGATACTGGAAATGCCAATCTGTATAATTTGCTTTTCTGCAAAGGTACAGTTTTGACATGGATGGAAGATGCCACTTGGCAAACGGGAATGGTTATCAGTGCTACTTATAGTGGCGATGCGGTTACCATTACCATCGTCGGAAACAGCTTAACTGCTGGATTCTCAGCCATGAAATATGCAGCCGACCTGGCCATGAAGGAAACTTTTGTGGTGCCAGGCTCGCAAACCATCCTGGCCGATTGTTCCAAACAGTGGGTGACACCTTACCCAATATATGGACTGTCAGAAGACGCAATAGTAGACACGAAAGGAACCACCAATAGCACGACCTATGACGTAAACGACGATGGAACAAGCCTGGGTGCAAACCCGTCCATTGCTGCAGCCAATTTCGTGGATCTGGATAACAGTCTCACGCCTGCAGTAATTGCCACAGGATCGGTCATCACCGTAGACGTGGATGCAGCATGCACTACACCGGCTGTAGATGGTTATATCGTACTTTGGTATTACCCAGAATCGTGGAGGTACAGAACGTGACCTTAGGACAAAAGGCAGCCATGGCCAATTTGGCCTTTGGCTACCATTTAAATGCAAATTCATTAGATTTTGCAGGAGGTTTAGTTCAGGATGGCGCAGATTCAAATATAACATACGATGCAGCCCAGGGAATTCTTGGGCCATCGGCATCATTTAATGGGTCATCAAGTAAAATTGCGTTGGGTACTGGTGATTTTAATACCCCGGTAACGAATGGATCATTTTCCATAGTATGCCTTTTCCGAGTACCCGCAAGCTTTTCGATATTCCCAATTATTAGCAGAGGACTTGTTCAAGTTAGTGGTCCATATTATTATGGTATGGATATTGCCATTAATGCTACAACTGGGATATCATTCAGTCGATGGATAGGATCAGGTAGCGCGTTTATTTCAGCTTCTGGTAACTATACCTTTAACGAAGGAACAATATATTTAATAGGAGTTACATATGACAAATCATCAGGGGCAAATATATTTTACATTTACCCAATACGTCCAGGGGGAGCAAGTTTAATTGCTGCAGGAGCTACACAAAGCAAAACTGTGAATGTTGCTTTCCATGCGTCTTATGATCAAGGTTATAATTTTGGGGCACGTCTAAGAAACACCTCACCTGTTTGGGGTAAAGGGTTCTTAGGAGAAGTTTTAGTATTCAATGACATCAGAACAGCCGCCTGGTTCAGATCATATGCATTGCAGCTACGGGGGTTACTGGATTGGGAATAGATGAAGAAGCAATGGGGAGAGTAGGCGGCCAGGGCAAACATGATAACCGTCGTCATCTCGAAGCATACCTGACACTGGCCACCATTCCAGTTGGCTACGGAGCAACAGGCCCGACTGGTCCGACCGGTCCAGCAGGGACTGTGGGCTCAACCGGAGCTAGTTCCACAGGGGCTACGGGAGCGACGGGGCCGGTTGGAGCGACTGGTGCCGGGGCCTCGGGTGCCGGAGTGGTCTTACCTCCAGACCTAGTAGACCTTACCGGTTGCAGTGGACCTGGTGCATTTGGCACGGATCTGTTGTTAGTACATTCGATGGGTTACGGTAACTTCCAACAGTCTAGGAATTCGTACAATCAGTACCTGATAAAGGATACTCAGTATCTTCCAGAACTCGAAGATCTGGATGGCATGGGAAATCCTGGTCCAGATGATACAGATTGGCTACATGTATATTCTGTAGGAAACGGACATTATCAACAAAGCCGAAGTGGACTATTATACAATGCGGTAAAAAAGTATGAGATCCAACCTTTCTTAAATGATCTTCACGGAGCTACAGGACCAGGAGCACACGCTTTAGATTCTTTCTTGGTATTCTCATATAACGACCCAGGATACTATCAAGAGTTCCGAGGCGACCTTGGGGCAGGCGCGACGGGCGCGACCGGTCCAGCAGGGGCTGTGGGCTCAACCGGACCGACCGGACCCCAGGGCAACACAGGCCCAGGAGTGGGCACCACGGGCGCAACAGGGCCACTTGGAGCCACGGGAGCAACTGGGCCAGGGGGAGAAGGATCCTTTGGCGCTACAGGCCCAACTGGCGCTACCGGTCCAGCAGGGACTGTGGGCTCAACTGGAGCAACCGGACCTGCAGGTGCAACAGGAGCACTTTCACCAGGTAGTGTGTTCACGCCATATGAGCCGGCTGCTGCTCACTTAGATACGGCTGTGAATGGAGGAGCTGATGGAGATGCGTTTACTGGATTGATCAACGGAACGCCGTCTGCGACTTCTGTAGTTTATGACACGAACTCTGGTGTATTTCCGATAGGTACTGGGTCTTCTGGTAGGATTCTGCTTTACAACAGAACCAGGTCCACATTCCGGGTAGTCACGGCCCACAATGCAGGAACTAAAACATTTACAACAGTCTCCACTGCTGACGCTTGGGCAAACAATGATGCTATCGATACCTATGCTGACAACATGGGTGCAGCTCTGGATGGATATTATTCCATGATAGATTTGTCAGATGTAGTACCATCTGGAGCAGTTGCGGTGCTTCTTGGAATAACCTTGGCAGCATCGGTAGCTGATGTGGGATTCGAACTGCGCTTACATCCAGATGTCACGTGGGGATTTTACAAAGAGATTTACCTGAGGGGGCTTACGTTATCACCGTATTCGTTCTATCAGGAGGTAGTCGTGAAAAACTACAACAGAAGAGTTTGCATGAACATTCTGGCAGATCCAACACAGAACGGCCAATATAGAATAACAGTTAAGGGATGGTGGACATGACATTAATTGCGACAGTTCCGTTTGCATCGGTGGCTGAAGCCGATGCCTATTTCGATCCATTGAACCATATGTACGCTGACGAGTGGTGGGCTGCTGCCACTGGTTCAAAGGCGAAGGTGTCTATTCCGGGTGGGGATCTTCAGTTTGAGGTAAATGCCGCAGGTGTTGCTGGAAATCTGTATCATACATACCTGCTACAAACTGGATATCCAAGTTCTGTATCACTGGAGGCTGATCCTTTTGGGCCGGTTGTGCAAATAATTGCTCATACTGAGGATAATCCAACAGACGAAGATTTCTTGGCATTGGCATTAGCGAACTCCGATATCACCGAGGTACTTACACCATCACTGGCCACTGGACACACAGTTCCAAATCATATGCCAGATGAGGTTCCCACGATTTACTTCTCTGGTGGTATCGATCCGAACCCGGATAGGCTTGGGGAGAAGGCACCAGCTTTGGCTTTCGCTACCAGAAAGATCAACAACCTACCATTTGCTGGTGAGAAGGCCGTCCTGGCACAGGCCAATGCATTCCCGAGGAAGTACCTGAGAGCTGATGCCTATGTTGGGTTGATGCCAACTGCTGATGCTTATTACACACAGACTGAAGTTCCGGATGATGTGAAGATGGCCTGCTGTGAGGAAGCTCTGGCCATCATGAAGTATGGAAACACCCCACGCTACAAGTTGCAAACAGAAAACGTAAAGAGCTTTGCATTTGGAAGTCAGGGGCTTAGGGAGACCTACACGGGCAGAACTAAGGAAGGCAATATCATCTCGGGTGAGGCGATGAACTTGCTCAGGAAATACATGAGACGCAACTACCTGATGGTGGCCTAGATGGCAGAAAATATAATTGACCACTATCTGAACCAGGATGCGATCTTGCAGTACTGGGAGTACTCCTATGCAACATCTTTCTCTAAGTGCATTAAGATTCGCTGGGAAGATGTTATGGTAGAAGCGGTGAATATACTAGACGAATACATATTATGCACCGGTAAGGTAATGACCAAAGAAGTGGTTACTGCAGGCACTTTCGCATCTGGTACTCCACGTGGTTATGTAATCATTTGGAAAGCCATGTTATATTCGGTCGTGCAAGCCAAGGTTCAACCAGGCATTGCCGGTGATGATGTTTACACAGAACTGCTTGTGGCTCCAATAGGATAGCTTGCATAAATCCTTTTTTTTACCGGCAACATTATATAGCTCAAGCTACCACTATAGCTTATGGTAAAGAAGATTGT